TGTTTTTTGTACTAGTGCTCAAAAATCGTTAAAAAACAGCGTTTTTGATCACTTTTTGCCATTTAGCCACTCGAAGTCCCGCGAGTGACGAGAATTAAATTAGCATGAAAACGCATGTTGTGTGCGTATTCGTGAAAATTTATTTCACGAATACGTTGTGCGGTGCCCGCACAAGCAGTAATGCGCCCATAATTTTTCGGGCGCGGCTGTTGTGCGGTGCCCGCACAAGCAGCGACGTGCGTGCCCATAGTCGAGCGCGGTACCACAACGGTACGGCCCAACACAAAGTGTCGGGCCGTACCGTTTACATTATTTACCTCGGTAGGTAGGTTGTCCGCCGCCAACGACGGCGGCGCGTTGGGGGTAGAGTGTCGACAGAGCCCAACGGCGTGGTAAGCCGAAGGGACAACTTCGCCACATTACGTAGCGAAGACTCTGTGCTGAGATGTACTGCACCATTATGATCTCCTTGATAAATTGTGAGCGCGGCGAACCGCGCTCGAAAGGGTTACATCGAGATTTGTTTGATCAGGTTATTGATGACGGGAAGGTCGCCGAATGACCACTGCCTTTTGTCCCCAGTCACAATTGCCATGATGGCCGAGTCCCTTGTGCGGGTTAACGCACTTGCGGTTTTCTCGGTGATGCGAGATTGAACATCTTCGCTGAGGGCGAAGAAAAGTTCATCTCTGTTGTCATCGTCGAAGTTGGCGTACGCCAACGCTTGATCAATGATCCATTCAATCTCCCCTTTCTGCCCCTCAAGTTCGCGTGAACGCCGCTTTTGTTCAGCGTCGTGTTTTGCTTTGATGACCGCTGTGGGCATATCCTTCATTTCTGCCATCTCCAGCACGGTTTTGAGGAGTTCCTCGTCAAGTGAGCGAGGATTGTTAATGAAAAAATCAATAGTGCCACTGATACTGCCAGCATTACTGTTTTTCGTTAAACCATAAAGATCATCTCTCCAGAGTTGAGCGAGGGTAGCCAAGCTCTTGCTCTGGTCGAGCGTGTTGTTAAGGTCAGGGCCTGTCATCACAACAGCGATGTCTTCAACGCTGGCTTCCAGCACAGGGATGCCGCTGTTTTTCAGTTTTCGTGCGATACCTTGCGCGGTGCTAATGAGTGAGGCGTTGAGTGAACTTGTTAAGCTATACAGAACAGAGGTTCTCACGTTTGAGGGGAGATCATTGACGAAGGTAACGGTGTTGAATTCCATACGATATTCCTTTTAACTTAGGGCGGTGCGTACACCGCCGATTGAAAATTATTCGAAGTGAACGGTCTGTTTGACGTGAGACCACGCCAACTCATTTGAGATCATTGCTTCGATCTCCTCCCACTCGCCCTCGCGGGCGAGCAGGATTGCCAATGGGTCGCTTGTAGCTGTATCCGCCATTGCTTCGTATTCAAACATGATGCCTCCTGAATAAAGTTAAGCAGACGTTGTCTGAATAACGATTTCCGATACGAACAAAATGAATTGCGCCAATGCTGCGCGGTAATTTCAGCCACAGTTTGGCTAACCAACTATCAATGTGAACAATCATTTAGGACCTCCTTAGAAAAATGGGGAAGAAGATGCCGGCTAGTAGCGCGGCGACAGCAGCGGCCATGCCGCCTGCCATCGTGCCGCCATGCAGGCTGAAGACGAGGTAGAACACGCCTGTGTCTATGGCGACGCTGAGCCAGCGCCCTGTGGTGACCTTCCACCACATGAGAGTCAGTCCAGCGAAGATAACAACGCCGTAGATGAGCGGTTCCAGCCCGAGGTGGGCAAGGAACGCGTTCATGGCTATTTGCCGAATAGGCCAACAATAAAGTTGCCTGAGCACGACAGCGTTGTGCCAATAGCACGTGCAGTGGCTGCACCAGCGGCCCGCGCTTTTTCGTTGACCAGCTTACCGGCATTGTTTGCAATAACCGGGGCGGGCAGCTTCTCCGCCTCAGTGGCAGGGGCAAGCTCTGCCAACTGTTGTTGTAAAGCAGCGATTTGTTCTTCGTACTGCGCTTTGGTCATGGACATGGTATTACTCCTTGTGAGTTGAATGAGAGCAGCTCTCGTTGGCTGCAAAAAGCATGAGGAAACGAGATCGGCTTGCCGATCTCGAAGGTAAAGCTAGGGGATGAGGCACGGACCCCAGTCCCATGCGTAGAAGAGATGACAGGGGCGTTGCCACCCCATCAGTGAACTCCAGAAGAGCATTGATTCTTCTGAAGTAAAGAACATTACGTAACCAGCATTCACGTCTACGATGGCGTGCGTGGCTTCACACGGCCACGCCGTGTTGAATGTTCTGTCGTTGAGGGTTTGCACAATCTTTTGCTCAATGGCGGCGAGGACAGTGTCGGGTCGCATGTCATATCTCCTTTGGTTGATGACCAGACGCGCGAGGAGACGAGATCGGCTTGCCGATCTCTTCGTAACAAGAAGCCATGAAGTTTTCAGAAGCAGTTATGTTTTCAGAGGTGAGTTACCTCCTGGAAACGTATAGCGAAACTGAATCCGAAGGCACCCCCGCGAAGCGGGAGGTGGGGTAAGGGAGTCGCCCAAGTAGATAGATACGATTTCAAAACCCCTTTCCAAAAATTTTTTAGATACGATTTCAAAACCCCTTTCCAAAAATTTTTGAAAATTTTTCAGATACGATTTCAAAACCCTTTCCAAAAATTTTTGAAAATTTTTCAGATACGATTTCAAAACCCTTTCCAAAAATTTCCAAAAATTTTTTTAGAAAGCGTCAGACCTCGTCACCTCATGCAAACTTCACGGCATGACCTACTCACTTCTTCTTGTTCAAATTTGGCGCGAGCAGTTTCGTCGTCTGCCTCCCGACATCAACGAGCTTTCCAACTATCCGCTGGAAGCACGTGTTGCCTGGAAGCAATTGATGAAGCAAGCCACACGCGGCTACACGAACTACCGCTAAATACAGGTTGACGCATTTGTCAACTTGTATTTAATTTTTTGTAACTGTCTGATACACTCTGTCAGATGGCACGCAAAATTCAAACCCTGGAAGATCACGAACAAATTGTGGACAACGTCATGTCCGGTATGTCCCTGCACGCTGCAAGTCGCGCTGTCGGCTTAAAAACCAGTTCAATGTCCACCGTAACGCACGCATTGTTAGAAGAAGCGCGGATGAATTTGCAGCGGGCAAGCAACATTCGCAAGAAAGATGTCATTCTCGGCGTACTCGACGCCATCGACCGTGCCCGCATGGCAGGTGAACCCAATACCGAGATCAACGGGTGGAAAGAAGTCTCAAAATTGATGGGTTTCTATGCGCCCGAGGTCAAGCGCATCGACCTCAACGTCACACAAGGTAAGTTGAAATCCAAGTTCGAGCAGATGTCCGACCAAGAACTGCTTGAAATGGCCTCACGCACAGTCATCGAAGGTGAATATGAGCTTGACTAATGATATGCCCCTCAACGCGGGGGAGGAATCGGGTCAAATTTGCCCGGTATGCGACCTTTTTCACGACATCAGCGACTTTCATGCGCCAAACGATCACGTATGTGACGGTTGTAAAGACGATGGCTGTGAAATTCCCCCACCGACGACGCAATTTTTAGAGAAAAAACGCAGTCTCAAGCAACAAGCCAAGCAACTAGAGGTCATGGAAGTTGAATTGGCGTCGCGGATGCTGGCGCGAAGACGATTTTTGCATTACGTGCAAAAATTTGATCCCAAGTACACCGCTGGCTGGGTACATCAAGACATTGCCCGTCGACTCGAACGCTTCATGCGTGATGTGGCTGACAAAAAATCACCGCGTTTGCTGCTCTGTATGCCGCCACGCCACGGAAAATCACAGCTTACCAGTCGAAACTTTCCCTCATGGATACTGGGCCATCATCCCGAGTGGGAGATCATTGCCGCCAGTCATACGCAGTCGCTCGCCATGTCGTTCAGTCGTTACATTCGCGACCGTGTGCGTGATCCCGCCTATCAAGCGATCTTTCCCGACTGCAAACTCGACCCGGACAGCCAGAGTGTCGAGAATTGGAACACCACGGCAGGCGGCGGCTATCTCGCCGCTGGTGTGGGCACGGGTATTACCGGTCGTGGGGCGCACGTGGGCATTATCGACGACCCGGTCAAGGACATGGAAGCGGCGGACTCAGAGACGATACGCGAGAATACCTGGGAGTGGTACCTCTCGACGTTCTACACCCGGCTCGCCCCCGGCGCAGGCGTGCTCGGTATTCTGACGCTATGGAACGAGGATGATTGGGGTGGGCGCATCATTCAGCAGAACGAGTTTGATGACGGTGACAAGTTTGAAATCGTGCGCTACCCCGCCATCAACGAAGGCTACGACGAGTATGTCGACCCGGACGACCACATCGTCAAGATTTACCCCGGTGAAGCTCCGCCCGAAGGGGCCACCCTCACCCGCGCGGCCAACAGTGCGCTGCATGAAACGCGCTATGGCATTGAGTACCTCACCAAGCTGAAGAAGGCGTACTACGCCACCGGCAAGCAACGTATCTGGCACGCCTTGTATCAGCAAGCTCCGGCCCCGGAAGACGGCCTGTTCTTCACCAAGGACATGATTCGTTATGGAGACTATGAGAAGCGCGTGAGCTTCAACGTCTACCAAGCCTGGGACTTCGCTATTACCGAGAAGCAACAAAGCGACTGGACGGCCTGTACAACCCTCTGGCAGACCCCTGAAGGACAACTCATCGTGGCGGAGGTGCGCCGGTTCAAGAGTAACGACGGAGAGAACATCGTTGACCGCATTCTTGACGCTTACGAGGAGCATCGGCCGAACTTCGTCGGCTTTGAGGATGGGCAGATATTCAAGTCGATCAGGTCCACCTTTACCCGACGCTGTCAGGAGCGCGGGCTTTATCCTGCCTATGACATCCTCGTCCCGCTGACAGATAAGTTCGTGCGGGCGGGTCCGCTGAAGGGGTTGATGCAGTCAGGGCGCGTGATCATACAGGCCGACCGGTCGTGGACACAGGACTTCGTTGATGAACTGCTCAAGTTTGGTGCGGCGAAACATGACGACATGGTCGATAGCACAAGCTGGTGCGCAAGGGTGGCGCTGCAACACGTACCGCAGCGTGAACGGAACCTCATACAGCGGCATAAAAGTTGGAAAGACAAGCTGACCGGGAACAACGCTTCGGTCAGTCACATGGCAGCATAACCAGGGGGTAGAGAGATGCAGCAACAGCAAGAGCAGGACAAAACACCACCGAAGGTGCGCGACACCGCCGCCGAGAGTGCGATCGTAGACGACCAGTGGGAGCGTTATACCTACCTGCGCGACAACGGGCATGTTGACTATCTGGTCAAAGCGGACCGGTGTGAAAAGTTCTTCGCCGGAGATCAGTGGGAGGATGATGACATCAGAACCTTGCGTGCGCAGAAGCGCCCTGCCCTCACCGTCAACAAGATTGCTTCTACGCTCGCTAGTGTATTCGGTGAGCAGATACAAAACCGCGCGGAGGTGCTATTCCGCCCCGCCAGTGGCGCACCCGTCGAGACGGCGGAAGCGCTCAGCAAGGTGTGGATGCAGATCGCACAGAACAACCAGTTGCAGTGGACGCGCTCGGAGGTGTTCGCTGACGGCTGTATTCGCAGCCGGGGCTTCTACGACGTGCGCATGAAGTTCGACGACAACATGCGCGGTGAGGTGGCGATCACCCAGTTGAATAGTAAAAACGTACTAATTGACGCTGACGCGGAGGCGTACGACCCCGACACCTGGGCTGACGTGTTCGTGAGTAAGTGGTTATCCTCTCAGGACATTGCCATACTTTACGACGAGGACAGCGCAGAACGGCTGAAGATCGAGGCGACGACGTTGTCACCTTATGGGTACGACCAGATCGAGCGGGTGCGTGACCGTTTCGCGCAGTCGGTGTTCAGCGCGGGGCGGTATGAAGAGAACGACCCGGCAGGCATCAGCCGCAACATCCGCGTGTTGGAGCGGCAGCATCGCAAGCTCGACAAGCAAGAGCACTTCGTGGACATCAGCAACGGCGACACCCGCCCGATCCCGGCTGATTGGGACCGGGAGCGCATCGCCTCGGTGTTAGAGCGCATGGGTGGGCAGATTGCGGTCACCAAGAAGCTCGTGCAGCGCATTCGCTGGACGGTGACGGCGGGCAACCTGGTGCTGCACGATGAGTGGTCGCCCTATAAGCACTTCACGCCGGTGCCGTTCTTCCCCACTTTCCGCTATGGCCGCACGATCGGGCTAGTGGAGCATCTGGTGGGCTCACAGGAGCTGTTGAACAAGACGCTCAGCCAAGAGCTGCATGTCATCAACACCAGTGCGAATAGCGGCTGGAAGGTCAAGGCCGGCTCATTGATCAACATGAGCATCGAGCAGCTCGCTCAGCAGGGGGCGACGACCGGCCTGGTGCTGGAACTCGACGACATCAACGGGGCTGAGAAGATACAGCCGAACCAGACGCCCAGCGGGCTAGACCGCGTCAGCTACAAGGCTGAGGAGCACATCAAGAGCATCAGCGGCGTGTCGGACAGTATGCAGGGCTTCGACCGGCCCGACGTGGCCGCGAAGGCCATCGCGTACAAGACGCAGCGGGGCGCACAGAACTTCACCAAGGTGATGGACAACCTGGAGCGCACGGATTGGTTGTTGGCACGAAACGTACTAGACCTAGTACAACAATACTATACCGAGGAGCGTGTGATCAACATCACACACGACGACCCGTCGCGTCAGGCTGAAACGATGACCGTCAACCAGCCGGACCCCATGACCGGCGGCATTCACAACGACTTGACGCTGGGCGAGTACGACATCGTCATTACTAGCCAGCCGTTCAGGGCCACCCTGGAAGACAGTCAATTCGAGCAAGCGCGTGCTCTGCGCGAGATTGGTGTGCAGATACCGGACGCGGTGTTGATTGAGAACTCACGACTCAATCGCAAGGCGGAAATCATCAAGCAGATGAACGGCGACATGGAGTCACCGCAAGCGCAGAAACAGCAAGAGCTGCAAATGCGCCAGCAAGAAGCTGCGGTGATGACTGCCGAAGCAGATGCGCAGAAAAAACAAGCCGACGCTCAGCTCTCACTCGCCCGCGCAGAAGAGATCAGCACAGGGGGCGACGGCGGTGCTGAGAGGCAAAAAGCGGAGATGGAACAGCAAGCCATGGAACAGGAGATGGAGCTGGAACGGCAACGCTTCGAGCTGGAACGCTGGAAGATGGAGCAGGAGTTTGCACTTAAACGTGAGCAAATGGAGCAAGAGTTCGCCCTTAAACGCGAGCAAATGGAGCAGGAAATGCGTATTGAAGAACAACGTGCTGAGCAGGATGCACGTTTGCAAGAGAAGCAAGCCCAGCAGCAGATGTTGCACGAGCGCGTAAAAGCCGCGCGTGAAACCGCTGCAATTAACAGTAGTAACCCCACCCAAACAGGAGAATGACATGGGATCACAGTCACAAGTGAGCAGTCTTATTGATGCCACGACGAACCACCTCACGAGTCAACGTGGGCACAAAGGCTATGCTGGTGTCAGCGACTATCTGACAGACGTGGGACGAGGTGTCGTTGAAGGAACAGACGTATTCAACGCGCTCGGTTATGTTGACATCGTTAACGCGCAGTCCGCCTGGGATGTTTGGCAAGGACCCACGGCTATCCAGCCCGAGCCCGTAACAGCGGGTTATCAACCGTCGATTGTGTCGAGCAGTGCGAACGACGCCGCAGCAGGGACAGGTATTCGTCGCGTCAACGTGCTTTATCTTGATACAGCGGGTAGAGAGCGAGAAGAAGCTGTGACGCTTAACGGCGTAACTGCCGTAAACATGGTGGCAACGAACGTCATGTTTATCCAGTGTATGCACGCGATAGAAGTGGGGTCAGGGTTGATCGCAGCAGGCAACATTGATGCGCGTAACGGCGTCACGGTAACCAAACGTATTGCTACCAGCGGAAATCGTTGCACGAGCACGATGCGCCAAGTCCCCGCAGGGCGTGTTGCCTACATCAACCAGTTTGTTGTATCCAGCAGCTCAAACGCCGCTGATAACAGTCAAGAAATTAAGTTGCGACTCCGTACAACAAACATGGGTGACGTAGTCTATCCCGGCATTTATTTGTTCAAGAAAAGCGTAACGCCCGTGCAAACGGGGTTGGTTGTCCCGATCAATCCGCCGTTGCGCGTACCACCACTCGCGACGATCAAGGTGTCGGCGTGGACATTAGGCACCGGGGCAGCGGATGCGTCGTGGTCAGGTTGGTTGGAAAACATTTAATTTTTTAGGAGAATGACATGAGTGACATCGCAGTTGAGCAGCAAGAAAGTTTAGTTGATCAAGCCGTTAACCCCGAGACCGTAGCGCCTGAGACGGCAGCGCCTGAAGTAAAGGTCGAAAAAGACGCGGACAAGTTCATTCCCAAAGGTGTGTTCGACAACCGTCTGCGCGGCGAGCGTGAAGCGCGGGAGGCCGCCGAGCGCCGAGCGCAGGAGCTGGAAGCACGGTTGGGTCAACTGTCTCGCACCGAGGATGTGACCAAGGCTGAGGTGGAGATCACCAACCTGGAAAAACGGCACGGGCAACTGCTGTTAGAGGGTGACCACGAGCAGGCCGCGTCCATCATGCGCGACATACGCCTGAAAGAACGGCAAATCTCGATTCAGCAAGCGAACCACATGTCGACGCAGACCAAGGATGCCGCGCGGGAAGAAATGCGGGTAGAGATGGTCATCGAACGACTGGAAGCCACGCACGACATTCTCAACCCTAACCACGCCAGTTACGACCAGAGCGTAGTGGACGACGTGTTGGGGTGGCAGCAGGTGCTGATTCAGCGCGAACGCTTACCCCCTTCCAAGGCGTTAGCCATGGCCGTGGATAAGGTGATGCGTACGGGTAAAAACGAGGCACCGAGTAAGGCGGGTTTAGGGGCAGCCGCAGCGGGCCACGACCAGGTGAGCAAGAACCTGGCAACGGACAAAGCGCAGCCTGCCAGCTTGCACAACGCGGGGTTGGACAGTGACAAGGCCGGGATCAACGGGAAAGTGGACATCACCAAGTTAACTGCTGACGAGTACGCAGCTTTACCTGAAAGTACGAAGGCCAAGTTACGCGGGGATGTTTTGTAAAATAACTTGACCTTTCTAAAACTTTCTGTCAGATTATAGCGATACTCACGAATGACTACGTCGACACAGTAGTCTCTCGAACAACTACGTCGACACAGTAGTTCGCTGCGACCTCGTAAGGGCCGGACAAGCCGCAGCACAGCGAGACGTGCAGCTAGAGGACTTTGACACCTTTTTGTCAAAATTTTTATTGTTCGGTCACTTACATAAAGGAATTATCGTGGCGAATACAAACTTTGGATTACTCACCAGCAACGAAAAACTCGCGCACTCCATGGAATTTTGGAGTCAGGCCCGCAACTACTCGTTTATCAACAAGTTCATGGGGAAGAGTTCTAGCTCGATCATCCAGCACATCACTGAACTGACCTCTCTCAAGGGCGGCACGAAAGCCGTCATCACCCTCGTGGCCGATATGGAAGGCGACGGTGTGGTGGGTGATCGTACCCTGAAGGGTAACGAAGAAGTGCTCAAGTCTTACGAGCAAGTCATCACCTTCGACCAGATTCGCAATGCGAACCACAACGAAGGCCGCATGGCGGATCAAAAAACCATCATCAACTTCCGCGAGCATTCGAAAGACAAGCTGGCTTACTGGGCGGCTGACCGGATCGACCAATTGGCTTTCCTGACGTTGTCGGGCGTGAGCTATGCCCTGAAACCGAACGGCGCGACGCGCGTGGGTTCGGACTTCCCCTACCTGGAGTTTGCCAAAGACGTGTCCGCACCGACCAGCAAGCGCTTCGGCCAGTGGGATGAAGGCACGAAACAAGTGTTGTGGGGTACGGGCACAGCCGGCATCGTCGGTGGAGCTGTGGGCACCGGTGACTATCCGTGCTGGGAAATGTTCGTGCAGGCCAAAGCCTATGCCAAGGACAACCATATTCGTGGCACCGTCAGCAAGGCAAACGGCGAAGAGTTGTTCCATGTCTTCCTGACCCCGCAGGCAATGGCGCGGTTGAAGCTCGACCCGACCTACATGCAGAACTTGCGTCACGCTCAAACGCGCGACGGAGGCAACGCCTTGTTCACCGGTTCCAGCGTCAACATCGACGGCATCGTGCTGCATGAGTTCCGTCACGTGTTCAACACTTCGGGTGCGGCTTCGGGTTCCAAGTGGGGTTTGAACGGCCTGGTTGACGGCTGCCAGATTCTGTTCTGCGGTGCGCAGGCAATGGGCATGGCCGACATCGGCAACGCTGAGTGGGACGAAGAGAAAGACGACTACAGCAACAGCTTCGGCATCGCCATCGCTAAGCAGGTCGGCTTCTTGAAACCCAAGTTCTACACCCAGTACAGCGGCGGCACGGTGCAGGACCACGGCGTTATCAGCCTGTACTGCGCTCAGTAAGCGCAAATAGTCTGACGCTGTCTATTAGACAGCGTCAGGACAACCTCACATAAGAAAGGAAGCAAAATGGCAAAATTACTTGCAAGCAAAGAGCGCCAGTACCCGCTGGTCGCTGACTTCACCTTCAACTTCGACGACACGATGGTGACCACCACCGGCGTGGAAACCGACTTTGGCAAAGTGGCGTTGGCTGCCCGCTCTTACGCGGTGATCAATCTACCTTATGGCGCAGTGGTTACCGGCGGCTCGCTGATCCGCACCACCGCCTTCGATACCGCTGGCTACGATGTCACCGTGGGTGACGCTGCTGTGGCCGACCGTTACCTGGCTTCGACCGACGTTAAAGGCGCAGGCATCACCGCGCTGGTCCCCACTGGCTATGTCTCTGACGGCGGCAACATCGTCATCGGCGTGGCGACGGATGACGTTTGTACTACCGGCAAAGCGACGTTGCGCGTCGAGTACATCATCGTCGGACGCTGTCAGGAAATTCAAACGCACTAACAACCTAAGCGGTGAGCGGTGACGCTCACCGACTCAGTCACGAGGAGACGCTATGCCTATTTTCAAACTCAACCGTAACTTCACGCTACGTTCGTTGTACGGTCATATCATCAATTTCAAAAAAGACGTTCCCGTTTACGTTCCCCCAATCCTGGTCAATGAATGCGTGCATATCGGCGCAGAGCAGACGGACGGTACGCCGGACGTGCTGGGCGCTGAAGACGTAGCGGTTGTTGCGCTCACCTACGACGAACGGGCGGCTCGCATCTTCGAAGCGCTCGAAAAACTGGTGGCAAGGAATAACCGCGAAGACTTCACCGCGTCAGGTTTGCCGCAGTTGAAGGCGTTGGAACGGGAAACGGGTTTCTCCGTGGACGTGAACGACCGCGACACCTTGTGGCGCAAACGGCGCGAAGCGCTGGCCGGTGAGTAATCATGCTGACCCTAGCCGACTACTTCAAAGCCCACGGCGGACCCGCACGCTTCAGCCGCGAGATTGTTGAAAACGCGGTGGACTTGATTGCCCGCGCAAACGCGCTGCTGACAGATGCGGTGAAGAGTGGTCAGGTTGATCTGGACGTGAACCCGGTGACGGGTACGCTGATTTCCGGGCGCATTGATGGCGGCATCCGCTTACCTAACAGCGCTACCGGCGTAGGCACCAGCTCGCACAAGGAAGGTCGCGGGGTGGACATCTACGACGCGGACGGTGACATAGATGGTTGGATCACTGACGAGGTTTTGACCCGGCATGGGCTCTACCGCGAGCATCCTTCGCAAACAAAAAGCTGGTGCCATCTCACCACCCGCGCACCGCGCTCAGGTAAGCGGACGTTCTACGCATGATCATTGATCCGAAGGATTTAGCAAACATTGATTGGGCTGAGGCTATGCGCCAACAAGATGCTGAAATTTTAAGTAGAAAGGTCGCCACGCCCTCTGCCAAACTTACAGCGATGGATCGGCTAAATCTCTTTTGGGATTGGGTGGATAACCGGTCGATTATCCGCCGCCTGTCATTCGGGGTGACTGTGTGGATGACCTATCAGTCTTTCACTTGGGCGACGGAGTTTGCCACTACTACTACGAAAGACGGTGCTGAGGTTGGGATCATTATTGCGGCAGTCACCGCGCCGATTGCTGCATTGCAAGCATTCGTCACATCAACTTACTCGTCGAGTCGAGACAAATGACCGCGTGGGAAATTCTAGGAGCCGTCGTATGTGTAGTGTCTTCTGTTGGCGCAATTGTGCTTGCCGCGCTCATTCTGTACATCCTGTTGTTCAGACCGCAGACATTCAGGGAATGATATGGTCACCTACTTACGTGTTGCAAGCGTTGTTGCCCTCCTCGCTTTGGCTGCGTATGGCATTAAGCAAATTTATGATGCTGGCTACGATGCACGTCAACAAGAAGTGGACGTGGCTAATGCGCAAGCTCAAGAGCAAGCCTTCAATGCTTACTTCGATGAGATCGAGCGCGGTCAGCAACTCTCAGCTCGTCTGGCCGCAACGCAGACGAAGCTGGCTCATGTGCAGCGGAACAGCGCCGTGCTTGCTGCTCGTGTCACTGGTACTTGCCCTGATGCTCTCCGGGTGCTCGTCGCCTATGCCTCAACCGGTGCAGATGCCCCTGTGCCCGAAGCCGCCAGCGCACCTGCTGGTGAGACCGGAGCCGTTGGTACCCCTGCCCCCGCTGAAGCCGACGCCCAGCCCATTGCAGAAAACATTGCCGTGAACTACGCGCGGGGTCACGCCTGCGTTGAGAAGTTAAACGCCCTGATTGATTTTCATGAGCCTGTTCAATGACAACACACATTAGCGACGGAGAATGGACAGGTGATGAGCGGAGATCAATTCCCGTGCATATTCTGAACTACATGGACACGAGGCTGGGTGAACATACTACTCGTATTGAAGCGTTGTTTCAGGATCATGTCACTGACGAGATGGAGCGCTACGGCGACATCATCAACCGTATTGATGCCTCCGCTAAAGCCTCGCAAGACCGGCACACGGCTTTAGTTGATCAGATTACGG